ATTTTTATGCTCATTTAACTTGTTATTTGGTTCCAATAAACTAATCATTTAGTGTCTTTCATTATATAAAAAACTGTTATATAACACTATTATATGCTACAAAAATTAAAATTCAAGGCAGGTTTTAATAAACAAGATACCGATTCAGGGGCTGAGGGTCAATGGACTGACGGTGATTTTGTAAGATTTAGATACGGATTACCTGAAAAAATAGGTGGTTGGCTACAATTAACTTCTGCTCAAAAGACTTTACCTGGAGCAGCAAGAGCACAAGTTGCATTTTCTAGTTTTGCTGGTGAAAAATATTCAGCAATCGGAACTTCTCAAGGGTTATTTCTTTATTATGGTAATGATTTTTTTGATATCACGCCTTTAGATACAGCCATAACGGGAGGCACTTTAACCACTGTTAATGGATCAACAACTGTAACTATTAATAAAGGTTCACATAATTTAGAAGTTGGAAGATATGTAACTCTTTCATCTGTTACAGTAACTGGTGCATCTGATTTTACAGCTGCTGAATTAGAACAACCATATGAAATATTAACTGTACCTGATGTAGATAAATTTACTGTTCAAGCCTCTCGTGCTGAAGGAGGATCTGGTATGACAGCAGCAGGAGCAGTAACCGTTAATCCATACGTTGAAGTTGGACCAACAACTCAAACAACTGGATTTGGTTGGAGCACCTCTACATGGGGAGCTAGCACTTGGAATACACCTAGAGCTACAAGTTCAGTGGTACTGGATCCAGGAAACTGGAGTCTTGATAACTTTGGTCAGGTATTAGTTGCAACTATATTTGATGGTAGAACTTTTACCTGGAATGCAGGAGCCTCCAATCCAAGAAGTATTAGAGCTTCCTTAACAACTACAAATTTTCAAACTACAAACAATCCTACAGCTACTAGATTTACGTTAGTTTCAGATCGAGACAGACATTTATTTCATTTTGGAACTGAGACAACTATTGGTGACCCAACAACACAGGACCCAATGTTTGTAAGATTTTCTAATCAAGAAGATTTAAATACATATACCCCAACAGCTACAAATACAGCAGGTACCTTTAGACTAGATACTGGTAATGAAATACGAGCTGCACTTCAAGGTAAAGACTATGTGTTTGTTATAACAGATCTCGCTGCATATGTAATTCAGTTTGTTGGTCCACCATTTACATTCAGTGTTAGACAGGTTGGCACTAATTGTGGATGTATCGGTCAACATGCGGCTACTTTCGTAAATGGAGCTGTGTTTTGGATGGGATCGCAAGGTGGATTTTTTGTATTTGATGGTACAGTAAAATCATTACCTTCGCTTGTAGAAGACTTTGTATTTAGTACAGATGGAGACAACCTTGGATTAAATTTTGATGCAAGAGATATTATTTTTGCAGGGGCAAATAATTTATATACAGAAGTAAATTGGTTTTATCCAAAAGCAGGATCAGAACAAATAGATAGATGTGTAACATATAATTATGCAGAGAATTGTTGGACAACATCATCACTAGATAGAACAACATATCAAGATCAAAGTGTATTTGATAATCCTTACGCTACGGATTACGATAGTTCGTTAACACCTGTTTTTCCTGATATATTAGGAATTACAAATAAATATGGAGCTAGTATTTATTATGAACATGAACAAGGAACAGACCAAGTTAATAGCACAGCAACCACAGCAATACCAGCTTTTATAAGATCAGGAGATTGGGATATTACATCTAGACGAAGTCCATTAGGGCAGATGACAGGTGTAGCCGATTATAGAGGAGATGGTGAGTTTTTTATGGCTGTTAGACGATTTATACCTGATTTTAAATATCAACAAGGAAACGCTAAAGTAACTTTATTAGTTAGTGCATATCCAGACGATGTAGCTGTTAGCTCACCACTTGGACCCTTTACAGTCACCTCCACAACTGATAAGGTGGATACTCGAGCTCGAGGAAGACTTGTATCTATTAAAATAGAAAATGATGGCACGGGTGAAACCTGGAGATATGGTACATTAAGATTAGATGCACAACCAGATGGTAGAAGATAATGACAGTAGATAAAAAAATAAATTATGAAATACAGGCTGGTGTAAAAAACTATAAACCATCAAAAATGGTAACTGTTCCAAAAACTGCAAAGTCATCCCCAAAACATCCAACAGCACATCTTGCATATATTACAGATGCAGAACAAAAATTATTAATTAAAAAAAATTTACACGGATCATTAAAGGGTGGCAAACCAAACAAAGGACCTGGTGGTATACCTAGTTTACAAGGAGACTTTGGAGGACCAGGAGGATTTGGTGGTTTTCAAGGTGGTGGAGATTATAGTTCTGCAGAAACTGGTAATACCGCTGGATTTAGTGGTTACTCTGGTCCAGAATTACCTCCAGGGGTAGATCCAAAAGGTTCAAAAGATGCACAAGAAATAAGAGATGCATTTATTGCAGCAGGCGGTGGACAAAGAGTTAATCCAGGTTTTTTTGATAGTAGAAATAGAATATCAAGAGCAGAGTTAGCAAGAGCTAAAGCATTTAATCCAACTGCATTTTCAAGAAATCGTAGAGGGGGTATTATGGATCTCTTTACAGGTGGTGGATTTTTAGGAAACATACTTAGAGGCCTTGGACAAAGAGTTGGTTTGGGTAAAACATTTAGTGAGCCAACTTATGATATGTCTAGATTTAGAGGTTTACCATTAGGCGGATCTGCTGTTTTTGAAAATTTAGATATTAGAGATAAGTTTGATAGAAGAAATAATGAAGATGAAGATGAAGAAGACAAAGCTGCACAATTAATAGCAGAGATATTAGAGGTGTCCGGAACTTAATGGCTAAAGTAACAAACTATATACCTGAACCAAAACAAGAATACGATGTAGAAAATCAAAGACAGATACTTGAATCTTTAACTACATTACAAAATCAATTAAATTTTTCTTTTCAACAAGATTTAAAAAACGAACAAGACGCATTTAATTACTTTTTATCATGAGTATAAATTATCAAAATCAAGGTTTTAAACAAACCGGCACAGGTAAAACTACCGTGCTTACTTGCCCTACAGATGGAACAATCATAGTTAAAAGTATATATTGTGCAAACAACGATGCATCATCAGCTATTCTAGTAAACATGAATTTTGTTGATTCATCTGATTCAAGCACAGAATATGAATTTTTTAGAGATGACGTGGCAGCTAAATCTCAAGTAAACGCCTCACCTCAAGGCTTGAATTTAGAAGCAGGAGATGCTATAACTGTGCAAGCAGCTACAGGTAGTAGTAAGATACAAGGCCTGATAAGTTATGCTTTATTAGATAGAAGGAATGAAAACGGATAATTTACCAAAGATAGATTGTACAACTATAGTAACATATAGAAATACAAAAACTGGTGAAACATATAAAGAGAAGAAAGAAGGACCTGATATTGTACAAGACGTTACTGTTCAGGTAACCAATAAAGGTTTAGAAGTCTTCCAGAAAGTTATGAATGATAATAAGAAACCAAAATCCTAAAGGCGGAACAGAATTACAATTCGAGTATTTAGAAAAATACGTCGATAAAAATTTATTAGATCAAGTACAAATTTGTACTTCAGTACCTGAAAAGATACCATTACATCCAAGTAAACCCAATATACTTTGGCAAAAAAATTCTTACGATCAACCTAACTTAGCTCCTTGGTTTAGTAATCCATCAAATCATAATAAATACGATTGGTATGTTTTTAATTCACACTGGACATATGAAAAATTTAGAGACCATTTTAATATACCAACTAACAGATCTGTAGTTATTAAAAATGGTATTGACAAAATAGAAAAAGCTAAACCATACGAAAAAGGTAAACCTATAAAGATAATACATCAAAATACACCTTGGCGTGGTTTATCTGTGTTGTTAGGTGCAATGCAATTAGTAAAGAATCCTTTGGTTACTTTAGATGTATATTCATCTACAGAAGTTTATGGTAAACAATTCCATGATCAAAACGACCATGAATATAGAGAACTTTACGAACAAGCAGAAAAATTACCTAATGTTAATTATCTTGGTTACAGACCTAATCAATACATAAAAGATAATTTAAAAAATTATCACATGTATGTTTATCCAAGTATTTTTGAAGAAACATTTTGTATATCATTATTAGAATGTATGGCTGCAGGTTTATATTGTATCGTGGATGACTTTGGTGCTTTATATGAAACAGGTGCAGAGTTTCCAATGTACATACCGTACGATTCTAACCACAGAGCGATGGCACAAAAATTTGGTTTTGGTATAGAGCAAGCATCACACACATTAGATCAAAAACAAATACATGATCATTTAGACTCTCAATCAAGATATGCACACATTTATTACAACTGGAATAAGATTGCTATGCAATGGACAACATTTTTAAAAGGAGTTATTAATGCAAAATCCTAATAAGCCTATTTGGTTTAACGAAGATACTTATCAAACTATTCAACAATCTAATACACGCACTGAAGTAATAGATTTATCAGATCCACCTGGTAGATCTCCACATAAAATTATGGTTTGCACACCTGTGCATGGAAACGTGTCTATGCACTATTGTCAAGCAGTATTAAAATTTCAACAAGATTGTATACTAAGAAAAATACTTG